CTTTTTACCTAATGCGGCAAGATATTTTCTAATTCCCAGGGCAATTATTCCTGAATGAATGTCTTCTGATAATGGAATAGCTGCACCCGACTGAAACCTAATTTTATAAGGATGTCTACCTAGGGATACTCGGCAATCAGAAGCGGGATTTTACAAAGGTGCCGGAACGTGCGGTGTTTGACAAATATCTCAACTACGTAGCCATTACGGGCACCAAGCAGCGTGAGCAATATCGGCTTGAGAATCCTGACCTTGATGCTTGGGGTGTCATCAAGTTTGGCTGGAAGCCTATAGCTTCTCAGAAGGGCGCCGGCACTGGCGGGACTACTACCGCAGGCGGAACAACCGCAACAAGGACACCGACTAGAGGATTAACCGGCGGTACGGCAGCCTTGGAGCAACAAGGATTGCTGGCCGAATATCTCAAGAAATTCAAGTAGCCTATTGACAAACTAAAAGTATTCGTGCTTATCATTGAATATAAGTAAGAAGGGGGTTTCAACTTTATGACTCTGAACTCAACACAGGTAGCAGGGAACGGCGGTTCTCAATCGGCTGGACAGGAGACTCTTCAGGCGAACGAAGGCCAAACTTCACCGAGCGCGGCGGCGTTGACTTCGGAAATCCAGGACACCCAGCACTACGCAGGCAAGGATGTTAAGAAGTTAGTCCAGGATGCTCTATCGGCAGACGGTAGGGCACAAAAGGACAGGGCGGAAGCGGCGGAAGCACAGGCTAAGGCATTAGCGGAGCAACTGACTGGACTGAATACTCAGGTAGGCACTCTCTCACAGCAGCTAGAAGCCTTCAGACGGGCTAGGGATGACGCTGAGGCCGAATCCATTAAGGATGACCCAGAAGCCCTGAAATCCTTGAGAACGAAGCAGCAACACCGGTTGAGGGAAGAGCAGTTGAATCAACAAGCAGTGACATTGGCAGCGCGAGAAAAAGCTATCGAAGCTGACAAGGCCGAGGTATCCCGGTTCAAAGCAGAAAAGGAAGCTCGGCGGATAGCCAATCTTCCCGAATACAAAGTGGATAGTGATAGACTTTTCGCTCTGGTGCCGGACGGTAATCCCGAACGGCTCAAGCTCGCTGCCAAAATCCTCAAGGAAAGTTCAATAGCAGCTCCGGTGAATCCCAACCAGCCGAATCCACCTAAGCCTGCTGGATTAACCATTAAACCTGCCTCGATTATTAGTGTTGGCGGTTCTGAGGGAAACCCCGTTCAGAACATGCTCGCGAAAGCGAAAGCCAAAGCAAAATAATCAGGAGGTAACTTAATATGGCTCTTTCAGGGGGCTATTGGTCAACACTCGCTGAAGTGTTGAAAGCAACAATGCCTACTCTCATTCCTGGCGTTGTCGATGAAGACGTAAAGCGCGGGAATCCCGTTGACATTCTCCCATTCGCTCAAGCTAATCACTCAGGCGAATATATCCGGTGGCTCAGGGAAGGCACCACTCTCGAAGATTCCGTAGCTGACATCGCGCAGGGCGGACAGACGGTATTCAGTGAAGCTGCTACCTACAATGCGATGACGGCTACCCTCCGCATCTGCTACCTTCAGACCAAGCTCGACAAGTACGACTCTGCAATCTGGCAGACCGTCAATGACTACGAGCAGTTGTCTCTCGAAGGCATGATGCGCTCCATTACCAAAAAACTCGGCAAGAAGCTCATCTACGATGACTACACCTACGATGGCACTGGCCTGTCGATGGATGGGCTTCATGCCTGGGCTGCAACCAACTGGGGACAAGCCTGGGACATAGATGGCGCCGAATCCGCTCTGGCACTGGAAGATATGCGGATTCTCGGAGACGAGATGAAGCATGGCATCGACTTCTGGCTCATGCCGTTCTGTATCGCTCGACAAATCGACCTGGCTTACCATGAATACGGCGTGGCCGCTCTAGCCAGTGGCAGCCGAGGTGCTCTCGGCCTTATCAGTTATACCGTGAATGATAGCGGTGGCCGGATAACCCTCTTTGACGGACATCCGATAATCCGCTCTGACTTCATGGTTGCCGAGGAAGGCGATACTGGGCAAGGCACTACCAGCGCTAACGCCAGAGCCGCGCATACTACCGGCACAGCACAGTATTCCATCTTCGCCATCAAACTCGGGCAGGCTGGGCTAGCCAGCGCAGACCCCGGCGTTAAAGTAGCCTTCGGCAAGACAGAAACCGATGGCGAGTTCTTCAACCTGGAATACTTCGACAAGTTGGAGAACTACATCGGCAAGGCGATGAGATTGGCAGCTTATACCGAGATGATTGTCGGTAGCAAGTACGCCATAGGTCGAATCTCA